TATTTATAGACCTTTGTGTGAAATCAATTCCTTCCATATGATCATACTCATGTTGGAAGATTCTTGCAATAAATCCAATTAGTCTTTCTTTATGTATCTTTTTACCTTCGTCTTCGTATTTTACTACAATTGCACTTGGTCTAGGTATATCCAGAAACATATCAGGATAAGAAAGACAACCTTCTTCCATAGTTACCATATCTTTTGACTCTTTTATGATCTGTGGATTGAAACAAGTAATAGTTTCTTGTGTATCCATATCATACATCATCACAAATACTCTTTCTTCTATACCTATTTGATTAGCAGAAAGTCCCACACCCCTATAATGAAACATATTTTCAGTAAGGGTATAAGATAGTTTTGATCGATCCAAATTATAACTACACTTCTTTATCTTGTTGTGTAGTAAGGAATCTTCTGATGGTATTAAAGTCTTTATCATAAAAATTATTTAGATGATGGTTAGACCCATCTTTAACTAAATACTTAAAAGATCTAGTGACATGAAAACGTTTCATCAGTTCCAAGAAGCAATATCTGCAACCCGCAAAGGAAGAGCACTAGGATCTATATCTGCAGCAGATAGACCTCAAGCAACTAAAGCAATGGGATCTGGTGGTTCTGGACAGCGTGGAGGAATGACCATGACACCAGTAACCAGTCTAGGAAGGGATTATAAAGGAGATAAAATTAAAGTAAAAAAAGTATATGATGCTCAAGTTAAAAAAGATCGTAAGGCAGCAGCATTAGATAGAATTAAAGAAAAGATGTAATATCGACTTTCTCACCAATACCACTGACTGCTTTATCAATCCTATCTTGGGTTGTATTGTAGTATTTTTCATCCATTTCAATACCAATAAAACTTCTTCTAGTTCTTTTTGCTGCAATACCAACAGCACCACTACCCATACAAGGATCAAAAACAATATCTTCAGGTTTGGAACTTGCTTGGATTAACCTTTCCATTAAACTGATAGGTTTTGGAGTAGGATGTCCTTTATATTTTTCTGTAGCACACTTCCATACAGCAGATTTGCATCTTTCTTTAATATCATGATATGCTCCTTTCTTTCTAGCATACACACAGTTCTCAATACTAGATAACCACATGTGTTGACCATTCATAGGGGAAGGATTGCTTTTCTCCCATATACAATGTCTTACTGACAATCCATGCTCTATAAGTCTAGAGCGTATATGTGATACTTGAACAGAACCACAGAATATATAAATGCTTCCTGAAGTTACTCTAACGACTTCATCAATAAAATCATCTAATGGGAATGTAATAATATCTGCATGACTCTTATCTAAATTTCTTAATCCAGCACTCTTACGATTTACTTCATCATAAGGTATATCAGTCAAAGTCAAAGTAATACTTCCATCATTGAGAGACGGAAATACATTCATACAATCATCATTATACAGTTTTATATCACTCATAGTTGAATATCATTGTGCTAGGACACACTTTAGTTAGACGATCCCAATCAACAACATAGCTAATAGTATCATAACCCCTATTCTTTGCAGTCTTACGTCTCCACGTATCTAAAGGAAATCTATTATTATCAAATCCTGCATTTAACTCAGAACGCATTATCAATGCTGCTTTGTTGTGATAAGGAAGAATATACAGTATAGCATCATTTATCTTATGTTGGCAAGTTGCCCAACCTGCTACAATAGGTTTCTTACCATTAAATCTAACATAATCTTGACTTACCGTTTCAGCAAGAAAATCATTCCATCTAGCATTAGGATCTCTAAATTTATAATCAATAGTAAACCCTTCTTTCTTTACTTTCCTAGTTTTAACATCAACTAAATCAAAACTAGCATCTACACCTGCTTTATTTTTAAATTGAGAAGTGGCATCATTTCCATAATTATCGTTAAAGGAATCATAATCAATAGAAAATCCCCATCTATTCTCTAATTCACAATTTAAAGCATGAATAACAGGAAGATGATCTCCTCTTTGAATTATTCTTTTCTCTTTTTCAAGAGACTTATGAAAATCGTGTGTTTTGTGATTCTTCAAATAAGGTTGCCTGACTGAATAAACCATAATAAATTTTGAATCAAATATATCATAGCATAAAAAAAGTCCTCCTGTAAGAGGAGGACTTGATTGAAACAATTCGTAATATCCGAATTACATGAGGTTCTTAACTGCAACACGTCTGTAGTAACGGTTAGCATTAACTGTAAGAACGCCAGATCCTTGAGTAAGACCTTCTGCGAATGGGTTAGCAACCAATCCGTAACGAGTCTTAAATCCGATCTTAGGCTGGAATGTGTTCTCTCCAACTGCACGAACCATCTGTAGAGGAACGTATGGGCAGTAGAATAATCCAGCATCATAAGGTGAAGAACCTTTGTATCCAACAACGTAATACTGATTACCAGGTGAGGTATTGTCAGCTTGTAAGTTTGCAGAATAAGGGTCGATGTATACTCTATACTTACCTTGTAATGTTCCAGCAAATGTATTGCCAGTATCATCAACGTTAAGGTTAGCATTAAGTGCAGGAGTGTAGTCTAGTACACCAGCCATTGTTAGTGCAGAAGCAACGTCAGCAGAACAAAGGATGATGTTACCCTTTCCACGACGAGTTCTTTGTGCGATAGCGTTAGCATCACGCTCAATTTGGAATAGAAGTCCCTTGAACTTCTCAACTGACCATCTACCGTTTGAGTCGATATCTAGGTCAAAGATTCCTGGAGTTGCAACGTTCTGTGAAGCACCTTGTTCAGCAGTCTTGTAGATAGTTCTAATAACTTCTCTGTTGATTTCCGCAAGGATTTCAGTAGAAAGGATATTAGCAAGTTCTGCTTCAGCATTAAGACCATGAATTGCTTTAAGGTCTTGAGCTAGTTCTAAACTGTACTCTGCCTTGAGGGCTCTTGACTTCGCAGTCACAGTGACTTTCTCGATTGAGAATGCCATCTGGTTGAACTCGTTAGAAGTACCGTTACCAAGCTTTTCAGCGTGGTCTGTACGCATACCTTGTCCAACAGTGTATAGTCTGTTGTTAGCTGCAGATGTTGGGTTAAGAACTGCAGGGTTAGATCCTTGCTGACCAGTTGTACCCATACCAGTTGCAATACTTGTTGCACCTGAAGTTATGTCATGGGCATTGTTCTGTCCAGAGAATGCAGAGTTAACCTCATCATAGAAGGTCTCCTCACCATTCATATTCTTATATCTGGATCTCATTGCGAAGATAAGTCCAGTAGGACCACTCATTGGCTGAACACCAGCAAGGTCATAAGCGACCAAGTTTGGCATTGCACGTCTAATCAATGAGATTAGAACTGGGTCGAAACCAGCAACAGGACCAGTTGCAGTAGCGTTGCCACTGAAACCAGCATTTCCAGCACCAGCACCAGTAGCACTGTTAGTACCTGTGTTGTTGGTTGGTTGCTCGGTGAGCATTGTAGTGCCATGTTCAAATGCACTTTGCTCTCTTAAAAATTTCTCTTGGTTTTCTAGCAGGACTGCGGTAACGGCCTTTCTATGATTATCCTTAATAGGGTCCATGCCCTCGTAATCAAGTAAAGGAGCCCACTTTTCCTGCAACTGTTCTGATTGGAACATTTGCTTTAGTTAATAGGTTTACTTAAATTTTGAAATCAGTTACTTTGTTAAACCACGTAGAGTATTCATATATGAAGCCATAGAACCTGATACATCAGCACCAGCATGATCTACACCTTCAGATAGACTCTCGGATTTAGCATTAGGAGATGCACTCTTTGTAGGGAAATAAGATTCCTTAAGTGTCTCCAATTTTTCACGATAAGATTGCTCACTTGCAAACTCTACACTTTCGGAAAGTGAGGCGAGCTTCTCTTTCTGAGTGTCTGCAAGACCTTCAGAAACTGATTCGAGGATTCCGTTAGCAACTGACTCTCCGAGTCTGCTGTTTAGGGAAACGTTCTTCTCAATTTGCTCGTTGAGTTTTGTTTCCATTTCATCTAGTTTTTCTACCATACTCTCAAGTACATCATATTTTTCTTCAGGGATAGTTACATAATGTTCTTCAAAAAGACCTTTTAGACCAGTCATAAAGGATTCTGTTAGTTCTTCCTTAAGACCCGCCTCTACTGCAAGTTGATTCTCAGTGAACCACTCGTCAGCAACATATTCTAGGTAGGAATCAACACGCTCATTAAGTGCTGATTTGATTTCAGTTACTTCCTCAAGGAGTTTTGATTCATACTCGGCATCGAGAACTTCCTTGATTTGAACAACCTTACCTTTGATTGCTGCTTCAAGAATTGTCTTTGCCTTTTCTCTAAACTCTTCAGAAAGTTCTTCACCTTCTACAAGAGCTTTAACATCATCATCGATGCTTATCTCTGTGTATTCAGGTGCTTCAGCAACAGGTGCTTCTTCTTCTGAAACTACTTCTTCAGTTGCTACAGGTTCTTCTGCAACTACTTCATTAGTAGTAGATTCTTCTTCTTCTATTACAGGAGCATCAGTTTCTTCCTCT